GATCAAGTCAGTCAGGTAGTAAAACAAACAAAGCTTATTAATTATGTGTAGTCCAATATTAGCAGGAGGTTTAGCTGGCTATGGTGCAGATCAGTTATCCAATAAGGATAGAAAAACCTCTACAGTAACTAATAATTACTATGGTAACCAAGAGCAAGAAGTTCAAATGAATAGAGATTTGTTGAAGACTGACAATTCAAATACAAAAACTACTAATAATCCTGCGGGACCATCGCAGTCTAGTAGAACAGACAGAGCATACTAATGAAAGCACGTGATAGATACACACAACTAACAAGAGGTAGATCACAGTTCCTTGATACCGCAGTTGAGTGTTCTAGATTAACACTGCCTTATTTAATACAAGAAGATTTAAGCTCACGACCAACACACCAAAAGTTACATACTCCTTGGCAGTCAGTTGGAGCCAAGTCAACGGTTAACTTAGCAGCAAAACTTATGCTTGCATTGTTACCACCACAGACTAGCTTTTTTAAACTGCAAATACGAGATGATAAACTTGGAGAGGAGATTGCTCCTGATGTTAAAAGTGAATTAGATTTATCATTCTCTAAATTAGAGAGAATGGTTATGGATTATATCAATGCCTCTAGTGATAGAGTTGTCGTCCACCAAGCACTCAAACATTTAATTGTGTCTGGGAATGCATTGATATTTATGGGCAAAGACGGCCTAAAAAATTATCCTCTTAATCGTTACGTTGTTAATCGTGATGGTAATGGAAACATTTGTGAAGTCGTAACAAAGGAACTTATAAGTCGAAGGATTCTGAGTCATGATCTGCCAGAACTCCTAGTACCACAGCCAGCAGTTAATTCTCCGGGTGATGATGGTTATAAGACAGGATCAGATGACCAAGACGTTGAGGTATACACCTACGTCCGAAAGGATGAGTCAAGTGGTCGGTGGATTTGGCACCAAGAAGCATTCGATAAGATACTTCCGGGTAGTCGCAGCACCGCACCCAAGAACGCAAGTCCTTGGTTAGTGTTAAGATTTAATACGGTAGATGGTGAGGACTATGGGCGTGGCAGAGTTGAGGAATTTCTTGGTGACATACGTTCATTAGAAGGATTATCCCAAGCTCTTGTAGAAGGATCTGCAGCCGCTGCTAAGGTAGTGTTCTTAGTATCACCATCTTCAACAACAAAGCCTAAAACTATAGCCGATGCTGGCAACGGTGCAATCGTTCAGGGTAGACCTGATGATGTAGGTGTTGTACAGGTAGGCAAGACAGCTGACTTTAGAACAGCACAAGAACAGATGATGAATCTGGAGAAGCGGATTAATGAAGCTTTCCTTGTACTACAAGTCAGACAAAGTGAGAGGACAACTGCGGAAGAGGTACGCCTCACGCAGATGGAATTAGAACAACAGCTAGGTGGACTCTTCAGTTTGCTCACAGTTGAGTTCTTAGTTCCATACTTAAATAGAACTTTACATATCTTACAACGTACAAATACAATACCTAAGATTCCAAAAGATCTAGTAAGACCTGAAATAGTTGCAGGAGTTAATGCTTTAGGTAGAGGACAAGATCAACAGAGCCTTGTACAATTTATAACTACCATTGCTCAAACAATGGGACAAGAAGTCATGGCTAAATATCTTGATCCTACTGAATATATTAAACGACTTGCAGCAGCACAAGGTATAGATGTATTAAACCTTGTTAAATCTCCAGAAACTATGGAGATGGAACAGCAGCAGCAGATGCAGCAAATGCAACAGCAAGAATTACTTAAACAAGCTGGGCAATTAGCTTCTTCTCCAATGGCTGATCCAAGTAAGAATCCAGCAATGGGTAGAACATTAAATGACGGATACGATCAGTTAACAGGACAGAACCAACAACAGAATGACGAGCAACAAACCATCCCGCCCGACGAGGGTGAAGCAGAAGAAGCCCTCCCTTCCGAAGGTTTCGAAACCTGAATCTATAGATAATGATATTGCTAAACCAACAGTTATACAAGCTAAAGCCAAGATAGGACTAGATCCTGAGTTTGTAACTACAGTAGGTCTAGGTAACCTTAAAGTAACCACCGCTAATGGAGTAAAGAATGACGGAAACACTGAATTATAATCCAACAGATCCTAATGCACCTGAGTTTTCAGAAGATGAACAGAACTCTTTAGAAGTAGCAGAGAAATTAGGAGAAGAGGAAGCTAGACAGTATGCTGGTAAGTTTAATAATGCAGAAGATTTAGAAAATGCATACCTTGAACTTCAAAAAAAGTTAGGTTCAAATAATGATGAAGATACTGAAGTTGATACATTAGATGAAGATGAAGATGAGGAAGTTAGTCCTGCAGTATCTTTAATAACAGAAGCTTCCGATGAATATTATGCTAATGAAGGTAGGTTATCCCAAGAAACTATGGACAAATTTGGTGAAATGAGTAGCCAAGATCTTGTCAATGCTTACATGGCGATACAATCTAACGCACCAGAAGGACAATATGCAGAGTCTGCTGATTTAACTGATGCTGAAATGAATACAGTTTATAATTCAGCAGGTGGAGAAAAAGCATATCAAAACATGGTGACGTGGGCAGCTGATAATTTAGCAGAGAAAAAATTAGACGCTTTTAATAGTATTATTAATCAAGGTAATGCTACTGCTATTCAAATTGCTGTAGCAGGATTAAGAAGTGAGTATGAAAATGCAGAAGGATATGAGGGACGTATGCTGACAGGTAAGGCTGCACGTAGTTCACGTGATGTATTCCGTAGTCAAGCTGAAGTAGTACAAGCTATGAAAGACCCTCGCTATGCAAATGACCCTGCTTATCAACAGGATATTTTTGATAAACTAGAACGTTCAAACGTAGAATTTTAATTATGTCAAAAGCTTATGATCCATCGGCACGTAACGATGCTATGGTGGTAAAATACAAAGTCAATGCAACTGGTGACCGTTGGTTCATACCTTATAATGACAATGGAACCAAAGCAGCACAGGTAGCACAGTGTAGTAAGGTGGTAGGTAATACTACAGACGGTACTGTAGCTGGAGCGGAGTCAACCTAATGGCTGGACCTAAAAGAGAAGGTATTAAAATACCGAAAGAAGACGGACCTTGTGGACGTGATATGCAAGGTACAAAATTAGTAAGATATCAGGGTAAGTGTATGCACCCTAATGAAGTAAGAAGATTAAAATCAAGAGCATCATTTAAAGATGTAGATTAAGAATTAGCGGCTGACCCGAAAGATCGTACTCGGCCCACACGAACTCTTATTCATTTTATTAATGACAACTACAACTGAACAAGGTGGCAGACAGAACAGATTTGCAACCGAACCACAAGTACAAATCATCCAAAGTGATTACTTTGATAATGCTGAACGTGTTAACGGTCAACTTGCAATGCTTGGTTTCGTTGCCGCTCTTGGTTCATACATAATAACTGGACAAATAATACCCGGCATTTTTTAAATGGCAACTACAGTACAAATAACGAAACCACAAGATAACTGGCAGAGTTTTTGTGACTGGGTTACTAGTACCGACAACCGACTATATGTTGGTTGGTTCGGTGTCCTAATGATCCCTGCACTATTAACCGCAGCGACGTGCTTCATCATAGCATTCATTGCAGCCCCGCCAGTTGACATAGATGGTATTCGAGAACCCGTCGCAGGATCATTACTCTATGGAAACAACATCATCTCAGGAGCCATCGTCCCGAGCTCTAACGCAATCGGTCTTCACTTCTACCCAATCTGGGAAGCTGCAACCATCGACGAGTGGTTATATAACGGTGGACCATATCAACTCATTGTGTTCCACTTTCTCATCGGTATCGCAGCATACATGGGACGCCAATGGGAACTTAGTTATAGACTAGGGATGCGACCATGGATATGTGTAGCATATTCTGCACCAGTATCAGCAGCCTTTGCTGTATTCTTGGTGTACCCCTTTGGACAAGGGAGCTTTAGTGATGGTATGCCTCTTGGCATTTCCGGCACTTTCAATTTTATGTTCGTATTCCAAGCCGAACATAATATCCTCATGCATCCATTCCATATGCTTGGTGTTATTGGGATGTTCGGGGGTGCTCTTTTCGCTGCAATGCACGGAAGCCTCGTTACTTCATCACTCATTCGAGAGACAACTGAAACGGAGTCTCAGAATTATGGATACAAATTTGGCCAAGAAGAAGAGACGTATAATATCGTCGCAGCTCATGGCTACTTTGGGAGACTTATCTTTCAATACGCCAGCTTTAATAATAGTCGGAGTCTTCATTTCTTCCTTGCTACTTTCCCAGTCGTTTGCATATGGTTTACCAGTATGGGAATCAGCACTATGGCTTTTAATCTCAACGGCTTTAACTTCAATCAGTCAATACTTGATGCCAGTGGTAGGGTCGTCCCTACTTGGGCAGACGTCTTAAACCGTGCTAACCTTGGTTA